GAGTCGACCATCACGCACTTGATGGTATCGGTCAGCCAGTTGAACGAGCCTTCGAGAAACCGCTGACGGCCTTTGTCGTACAGAGCGTTTGCCATGGGATTTCCTACGGGTAAATAGTTGATGGTGGGAATGATACAGGTGGCGCCCTGGCCCGGCAAGGAGTTACCGGAGCAGGGCGCTCATCCAGGGTTTTGCGAGGCGCACGATTCCTCGCTGGCGGCCCACCCTGAATGGGGCCGTGGCCATCGTTACGGAGCCGGCGCGCTGCGGGCGCGCACGGTCTCCTGGCACAACGTCAGTTGGTCGACGAGGGCGTTGTAGGCGGCGTATCGCTCAGCAAGTCGAGCTGCAACTGCTGGGGCGAGAGTTTCTTCGCTGGCTTCATTGCTTCCGGCGGCACCGGCTGGGGTTCCGGACACCGCGCAACTACCGGGAGCGGCGCGGGCGGTGCTGACACGCAGGCGGTCATTGCCGGCGCGAAGATCAGCAATAGTACGGTCTGAAATAGCTTTTTCATGGTCGACGGATTCCTTGTATTTTTCGAGTGCGTCGGCGTAGCGCTGACGCTCCTTCGCTTCGGCTTGGCCAGCGCGCTTCTCGGCCGCGTCGCGCGCCTCGCCGGCCGACTTGACTGTCTGCTCCCAACCGGCTTTCATCGTGGCGATCTGGCTGTCCTTGTGCCAGCCCTGCACGCAGACGCCGATCCACAGCGAGAGCACCATCAAGGCGACGATGAACGCCGTCTCGATCGCTGCGCGGATCTGCTGCGGCATCATTTCGCCTCCAACGGCACGCGCACGTGGAAGCGCATGAGGATGTTGATGACGATCATGCCGGCCATCAGCGGCTGGTAGACGTTGTCCGGGATGAGCGGCTGCAGCGCCGGTACCTGTGCCAGAATGTCGGGCATGGCGCTGGGCAGCTGCTCGATCAGCGCAGCACCGAGGGCGTTGAGCCAGATCGTTTTCGAGCGCACAGCGCCGCGCAGGCGCGCGGCCAATACCGGGTTGACGGCGTTGAGCCAGTCGCTACCGCTGACGACCATGACGACCAGGGCAATGATGGAGAACGCGACGACCGTGAAGGCCATCAGGACGATGTGGTTCATGTGTAGGCCTTTTGGGCAGAGTCGAAGAAGGCCAGGCGCTCGGCCAGGCCGTTATACCCGCCGTTCACGCGGCGCGTGACAGCGCGCTGGTCGCCTTTGTCGGCCAGCTGGTTCAGGCCGTGCGATCGCCAGAACCAGGCTGCGCTGCGCGCGGCGTGCTCCGGCTCTTCCAGCAGCTCGGGGTGCTCGACGCAATCGATCCCGAGCGCCATCATGCAGGCGATGTAGTTGGCGCGGCCGGTGATCTGGATCAGACCGCGACCGCGGAAGCGCATGCCGTCGCCCGGCTGGGTGTTGCCCAGGTCGATACGGCCCTCGTAGCGGATGCCAGACGCGATCTCGCGCGTGTAGACGAGCTGCAGTGATTCGTGCGCGATCTGGGCCAGGAATGCGGTCTCGCGGGCCTTGCCGATGATCTCGAACTCCGTCATGGCGGCGGCGAGCAGCGGCTGGTAGACCACTGCCCGTCGACCGGCCAGCGGCATGATCTTGGTCAGCTGGGCCAGCGTCAGCATGATCAGTGCCCGGTAGGCGGTTTGCCCTGCAGGAGCGACCAGATCGTCACGCCCAGCGCGACGATGGGTGCAGCCCACTTGGCCAGCCGGCCGATGCCGCCCAGGACACGGACGCCGGCTTCCATCGTGCGGAACAGCTCGACGATGTCGGAGGTCATGGCGTTGTTCGCGTCGAGCTTCGCTTCGACGACCGAGATGCGATCGGCTTTGCTCTCGACGATCAGGAGGCGCTCTTCGAGCGACAGGCGGCGGGCTTCGGCTTGCGGACCCGGGTCGGTGATGCGACGGTTGTGGGCGTCTTTGTATGGCATGGATGGCTCGTAAAATGAGAAATCAGATCCCGCCATAGGCCACGACGCGCACCTTGCCGTGCGCGCGGGCGCGCTCGGCGGCAGCTTCGAAGCAGTACACCTCGAACGCGGCCTTGGACTCAGCGGATTTTGTACGATCGAACGTTTCGGCGTCCTGCTTGCTGTACGCTCGGTAGGCCATCCACAGGCCCAGATGTTCGTGGTGCTGCTCGTCGATCTCGAACGCCTGGTCGGCGCCGATGATCGACTCGAGGGGCAGGCGTTCGATGGAAAGTTGGATTGCACCGGCTTGCGCCGGGTAACTGTGCAGCCGTGCGCGGTGCTCTTCCATGCCGATCACCAGGCGCTGCACGCGGCCCGGCACCTTGTTGAAGCGGAAGCCGCGGCGGCGCATGTCCTCTTCGTTCCACACATCGATCTGACGGCCGGTGGCCACGTCGGTCGCGTTGCGGATCTTGAGGATGAGCGGACTGGTGGCAACCCAGTCAGACGCCGGCGTGTAGGCCAGCTGCGTGAAGTCGGAGGACACGTCACCGATTCCACCGACCAGGCGGCAGAACATGCGCTGGGCGTCGTTCATGTAGCCGAAGACTTCTTTGTCGGACCACAAGTACGGCTCCTCAACATCGTTGAGGTCCAGGCGGAACTGTTCGAGCAGGTCGGTGGAATTCATGGCTTATTCGCCTTTGGCTTCGTCGCCCAGCAGGGCCAGCCACAGCTCGTCGATTTCGCGGGCGGCGACTTCAAAGCCCAGCGCGGTCGCGACGACCTTGGCCTTCGGCTTGCCGGTGGCGGTGAATTCGTCGCGCACGTTGCGAGTCTTGATGTCGGCCAGCGCCATCTTGATCAGTTCGTTGCGCTCGGCCGGATCGACAGGAGCGACTTTTTCCGGGCCTTTCGCCTGGTCGTCGAACTCGATGTCTTCGACTTTCGCGTCGGCCGGCTGCGCGCCGATCGCCAGTACCTCGTGGTGCATCGACTTCGGCACGTAGGTCGGCTCGTTTTTCTTGAACGCGATCGAGTGGCCGGAAACCGAGGACACGGTCAGGTTGCGCGGGAGGGTGAACTTCATGCGGATGCTCCTTGAGGTGAAAGAAAGACCGGGGCCGAAGCCCCGGTCTAGGGAGCCGATTAGTTCGGCTGGACGAGGCCGGCGCGGCCCTTGATCACGTACTGGACCGAAATGCGCAGCGCGCCTGCGGTCGGCGCGGCGCCGACCAGCACCGGGGTGACGAAGATCTCGCCGCCATCGCTGACGTAGCCGGTAACGCCCAGCGGAGTGCGCGCGGCGGTTTTCAGGTCGACGTCGTTCGCGTAGCGGTTGGCCACGATCTTGTCGCCCACGTCCAGCACCAGGCTGGTGCCCGGGTTGAACGCGGTGTCGACGATCACGTCGCCGCCGACGATCTGCGCGCCGTATGGCAGGTTGATCGCCTGCACGGCGACGCCGGTGTCAGCGATCTGGTCGAACGCGATCGAGATCGAAGCGAACAGCACGGTCTGGCGACCGACGTCGAGGATGAGTTTCTTGTTTGCCATGATGGGTTCCTATGGGTTCGGGGATACGCGACTGCGCCGGCCGGAGCCGGCGCATTTGCCATTACTGGGCCACGTAGATGTTCAGCAGGCCGAAGTCTTCGACCGACTGGTCCGCTTCGTAGATCGAAGCGAATTTCGGTTTCAGGAAGCCCATGATCTTCGCGGTGGCGACGCCCAGCTGGTTGCCGTAGTCGAATTCCTTCTCGTTCCACTCCGGGACGTTGATGTCCGCGAAGCCCATCGCCTGCGCGCCGCAGAAGGCGATCGAGCAGCCGTCGATGGCGCCCACGCTGCCCCACTTGTCGCCAGGGGCGGCGCCGCTGGTGTTGTACACGTTGCGGTACTCGTGCAGGTAGATGCCGTCGATCTTGACCGAGCCGCCGGTGAACAGCGGGTTCTGGCCGTCACGCTGCTGCGCGTGGCGCAGGTTCAGCATGTAGGTCGGGTCCAGTTTCAGCTTGGCCATGGCCTGCGGGGTCAGGAACGCGTGGTAGGTCTCTTCGCCGCCGGCTTCCTTCACGCCGCGGATGTAGTGGTCCTTCGCGTAAGCCTTGGCCTGCACGAACAGCTCCCACATCGGGGTGTCGGCGGTGGTGACAGCGCTGGTCGCGCCGTTGGCCGACAGGGTCTTCGTGGCGCCGTTCCACTGCATGCGGCGCTTGGCGGTCGGTGCGGCGACGTCGGGTGCGAATTCGAGGAACTGGAAGTCCGAACCGACGCGGGCGCGGCCGTTGTTGGTCTTCGCGTAGCTCACGCCGGCCAGGGTCAGGAAGCCCAGTTGGTCCATGCGCTCCGACAACCAGTAGGCCAGGCGGTCCTTCGAGTTGCCGCGGAATTCCACGATCGACTTCTGCTCAGCGATGCGGCCTTCCGAGCGCACGGCGTGACGCAGCTGGTCGATGCGGATCACCTGATCGAACGACTGCATGGCTTCTTCGTTGTCTTCCAGCGTGCGGTCGCCGGCGACACCGTCACCGACCAGATCGGCCAGCAGGGTGATGACTGCGCGGGTGCCCTTCTCCGAGGTTTTCAGTTCGGTGATGTGCTGGATGACGCTGTTCGGGCCTTTGCCCAAGAAGCGGTTGATGAACGAGTAGTTGCGGGCCTGCTTCCACAGATCCATGGACCAGATGGTCTTCTGTTCGGTGGTCAGGCGGGAGAAATTGGTAAGCATCGAAAAGCTCCACAGGTTGAGGGATTGGTTTGGTACTTCGTCGCCGTATCGCTGGCCTGCGGAAGAAACTGTTCGGCGCTGTCGGGGCCGAGCCGGGTGTGGAATGCAGGACGTTTCCTACAGGCCACTAATTGCCTCGGAGCATACTGCAAAAAATAAGGCCGCGCAAGCGCGGCCTTATCGAATGTTGCAGCGGAGGGTCAGAACGCCGCGATGCGCAGTCCGAGGATGTGCGAGTAGACCGTCATCGCTTCGTACTGCACCTGCAGGTGCGCCCGCTCGATCGCGGAGAGCTTCATGTAGATCGGCGTCGTAGTGAAGGCTTCGAGCGCCGCGCGCTTATCGTCCAGCTCGCGCTGTTCGTCGACCACGCGCTGCTGGTGCGGCGCCAGGCCCGGCACGATCGGGCGGGCCCGATACGCCAGCTCGAACTGCTCCTTGGGCGACCACGAGACGTAGCCAGCGTGGCCATGCACGTTTGCCTTGCCGCCGTCCTGATACTCGACGAGGAAGCCCTGATCCGCGCCGTTCTCGTCGGCCGGCAGCTGCCAGCCGCGATAGCCGTTGTACTCGGCGCGCGTCATCGGTACCGCGAGCACCACTTTCGTTCCGATAAAGCGCTCCATCAGACCGTGTCTCCGCGCAGGCGCGAGATCTCTTCCTCGCTCAGCTTCGAGAATTTATCGAACGGCATCTTGATGACCGTCTTCGCGTCCAGCACGCCGCCGGCCGCGTCGCTGTTGGCGCCGGCGTTGGCCAGGGCTGGTGGCTGCGCGTCGGCGGCGCCGGCGTTCTTCTTGCGCTGCTCGGCGGCGCGCGCATCCTTGGCCGCAGCAGCTGCTTCGGCTTCGGTGACGCGCGGGGTCACGCTGGTGGCGTCCTTCTGCTTGCCGGTCTCCGGACGGATGATGTAGCCCACGGCCTTCTGCAGCGCGGCGCTCGGCGTATAGCCCTTGGCCACGTAGGCGCTCTGCATGTCCAGCACCTCGGCCACCAGCTCCTTATCGTACTCCGGCGCGTCCGGCTTGAGCTGCGGGTACGCGGCTTCCAGGCGCTCGACGACTGCATCGAAGCGCACGGTCTCGACTGCATCGGCGGTCGCCGCAGCGGTGCGGGCTTCGGCCTGCTGCGTGATGATGTCGCGCTCAAGGCCGCGGATCTCACGCATCAGCGCGGTCGCTTCCTTGGTCTTGCCCTCAGCCAGCAGCTCGGCGTACTTCTCTTCCTTCTCGACGACCTGCGCTTCGAGCTTGCTGATCTCGGTGTTCACGGCCTTCGTGGCGGCGCCCTGGCGCACCTTGGCCAGCTCGACTTCGGCCGCTTCGCGCGCGGCGCGCTCGCGTGCCAGCACGGCTTCGTGCCGCGACAGCGGGATGCGGGTGTCCTTCTTCTTGCCACCCTTGCCGTCGTCCTCGCCGTCGTCGTCAGCGCCGGCGCCTTCCTTGCCTGCGCCCAGGCCTTCCTTGCCCTTGCCTTTGAGGTCGTCGGCCAGTTCCTGCTCGGTCTTGCCGTTCTTGGCAGCTGCGGCCGCGGCGGCTGCGGATGCAGCTTCGTCCTCGTCCTCTGCGGTCGGTGTGAAGTCGTCGCCGCGGTCGGCGGCGCTGCCACCGCTACCGCCGCTCATGCCGTCGTCGGCAGGGGCCATCAGGCGGGCGCGCATCATGAGGCGTTGGAGGAAGATGTTCATGCGGATTCTCCTTGTTTTGCTGCTTTGGGTTGGTCGTTATCGGGTTTGTCGGCACCAGCGCCGGTGATGGCGGCAATGCGTTCGGTCTTCATGCGCTCGGCGGATTCACGTTCCTGGCGCGCCTGGTCCTGCTGCCGCAGCGCCAGCTCCTGCTGGTGCTTCTCGGCGCTCTGCTGCATCTCCTGCTCGTGCTTCTGCTGGCTGATCGACATGTCGACCTCAGCTTTCTTCGCCGCGGCCTCGGCGCCGTTGTCTTCCGGCGGCGTCATGGCTTCCTTCTCGGCGGTGATGCCTTCCTTCTCGGCCTTGGCTTCCTTGAGCTTGGCGTCGGCCTGCTTCTGCTGGACTTCGGCCTCGGTCTTGGCCACTTCGGCGCGCTGGCCGGCGGCTGCGACCTGGGCGGCTTCCTGGGCTTCCGGCGACGACGTGGCTGCGGCCATCTTCTTGATGATCGCGGCCTTGTTGTGCAGGCGGCTGTTCTCGATGAGTACTTCGTCCGGGATCGCGATACCCAGCTCCTTGAGGGCCACGGCCTGATCAAACTGGCTGTCTTCGAGCGTTTCGCGCACCGGCACCGAGCTGATCACCACGTCGTATTCACCGATCGTGAGGTCGTTGAGCACCTTGCCCTCGGGCGTGATCTCGTTGATCGTGAACTGCTCCTGCTCGCCGGTGATCTGGTCGTGCGTGATGTGCAGCACGCGCTCCTCGCTGTAAAACTGCTGTACCAGATCGAGCACGTTGCGCGCGATGAGGTAGTCGGTGCGGGTCAGGCTGTCGAGCGGCTTGGCGATGTTCGTGCTGCCAGCCTGGCGCTTGGCCTGGATCGCCTTGGCGGCGACGTCGGCGCGGTCCTGGCCCATCTGGCTGTCCGACACGCCCGAGATCGACTTGATGCTGTCCTCGGCCTTGTAGCTGATCCGGTCCAGGCCCTGCGGCACCTGATTCGGGGCGATCTTGACGATGTCCTTGTCCGGGTCGCCATTCACTTCGATCACCAGGCCGGTCTCGGCGCCGCGCTCTTCCAGCTCCGACGCCGACATGTTCGACAGCGCGCCTTTCTTCGTCTTCCAGCCGCTGTTCGCGGTGGTGTTCACGACGTGCAGCTCCTGGCTCGAGACCTTGTTCAGCAGCTCCTGCGGGCCGATCAGGTTCTCGACCAGGCCGATCGTGCGGCCGTGGCGGAAGTAGGGGAAGTACGGGACGATCGTGAAGTGCTTGTACGGCGACCACTTGTCGTGCAGGACTAGATCGTCCGCGGTGACGACCCACTTGATGCGCGGAACGCGCTTCTTGATGACGCCGAAGCCGAACTTCTCGACGAACAGCGCGATGCGGTTGCGGTCGAAGTCTTCCGGGATCGGCCGGGTGTCGCCGGTCTCGAACGCGATGAAGTGCTCCTGCATGTCGAGCACGCGATACTGGCGTTCCAGCAGGCGGATATTGCGCGTGACGCTCGACTCGTCGTAGGTACCGTTGAACGGGATGAAGTTCGAGTTGTCGCTGCCGAAGCGGTCGCGGATGAAGTCCATCGAATCGTAGCCGCTGGCGTAGACCGAGCCGTTCCGGTTGCGCAGGATCTCGGCGTCGGCCTTCGAGAACATCGTCTCGACCTGGTCGACCGTCACCCATTTCGTGATGAGCAGGTCATTCCACGTGTCCGGATCCATCTGGTCCGCGTCCGGGTCGACGACCACGTTCTTCGGGTTGATGTTTTCGATCTTCACGTCGCCCGACAGGGTCTCGCTGAACTCCATGCGGATGTCGAGGTAGCCACGGCTCGTGATAATCCCGTCCGCGAACATGTCGCTGCGCTTCCAGTCGAGCTGGTTCTGGTCCGAGATCTGCTTCATCACCTTGGTGAGAATTTCAGCGGTCTGCGGATCGGCGCCGGAGCGCGGGCGGAACGAAATTTCGGCCCGGTTGTAGATCTGCTCGCCCATCACGTTCGAGATGGTCGAGATGATCTTGTTGATGGTCAGCGCAGGCCGGCGCTGGGCATTCAGGCGCGCCAGCGTGGCTAGATCCCATTGCTCGCCCTGGAAGAAGGCGTCGCACTTGTGTGCTTTTTCGACGAACTGGCGGTGGCCGTTATCGCGGCACCACTGATAGCGGTCCCAGTTTTTCTTTGCAACGTAGCTGTCGACTGGCATGTGTGTTCCGGGGTTGAAAATTGAGTTCGGCGGTGCCGGCGAACGTGCGTCCTTGGTTAAGCGGCCATGTGGCCGACAGTGGTGCGCGTGGTCTTGAGCTTGTCCTTCCACGACTTCGGCGGTGCGGCCTTCGGTCGGGACGGCGCCGGCTTGCCGACGACGAGCTGCGCGAGCCAGGACAGGGAGTCGACGCAGTCATCGTGTACGCCGGCCGGAAAGCGCAGCATCTCGGTGCGGACCGTCTCGTACCACTCGCCGTTCGCGTTGAAGTAGACCCGGCCCTGCTGCATCCGCCCCTGCAAGGTGCGCGCCCGCGCCATCTTGTCCGTCGTTGGTCTCAGCACCTCGTACGGCACGAAGAATCCCTCCTCCTCCATGCGCTTTTTCAGCAGCGCCTCGATCGAGCGGAAGATCTGGCCATCCTCGAAGCCCAGCAACAGGGACGGATGATACCAGCGTTTCGCTGTGGAAAGAATGGCGTTGACGATGTGGAAGGCGTCGCCGGACTTAAATCGCACCACTTCCGCCACATTCAGCTCATCCAGATCGTCCTGAATGCCCACGGAGCCGACCGTCCAGTCGTTCTGCTGCTTCTCGCTGATCGCGAAGTCCCAAGCCTGGTAGACGTGGACGTAGTCGTTCAGCGCGCCTGGCGGCGCCATGCCGCGGCGCTTGAACTGGTCCTTCGTGAAGTAGCTGCCGTCGTCCGGGACCGGGTTCTGCTGATACAGCGCCGACCAGAAGCGCGGCGGGATGACCGCCTTGATGCGCTTGAGCTTCTTCACGTCGTAGCGGTCGGCGTGCAGCGCGGCGCCGCGCGGGCGCAGCAGCTTGAGGCTGTCCGGATCGTGGCCCTGGCGCTTCGCGGCGCTGATCGCGGCCGTGGCCAGGCGCTTCGCGTAGCCGGTCGGGTCGGTGTCGTGCATGTTCTGATCGAACACCAGTTCCGTGTCGACGCGGACAATCTCGTCGGTGTCGATGTTGAGGAATTCGGCCTGGTCCGAGATCGCCGGGTACTTGATGATCTCGAACTGGTCGGCCTCGGGGTCCGTGGCCATGGCGATCTGCAGCCGGCCGGCCAGGTCATCGTCATGCCACCACGTCTGGATCACCAGCACGCCGGCGCCAGGTGCGAGACGGGTGTACGCGGTCGAGCCATACCAATCCCACAGCTTTTCGCGGATGTCGGCGCTGTCGGCCTCCTCCGCGTTCTTGATCGGGTCGTCGATGATGAGCACGTGTGCGCCCTTACCCGTGATACCGCCGCCCACGCCGGCCGCGACGTAGCCGCCCAGCCTACCGTGGACGCCCCATTCCTCGGCTGCGCGGTGGTTCGGGTTCAGCCGGGCCTCGAACACGGTCTGGAAGGCCGGGTCGTCGAACAGCTGCTGCACCTTGCGTGAGAAGCCCATGGCCAGGCCCACGTTGTACGAGCAGGCGATGATTTCGTGGTCCGGGAAGCGCCCTAGGTGCCAGGCTGGGAAGGTTTTCGACGCGATCTCGCTCTTCCCATGCCGCGGAGGCATCAGGAGCATCAGGCGCGGCGACAGCCCCTTCTCCACGTCGTCGCTGAACCGCTCCAACCGGCGGCAGATGTCCTCGTGGACCCAGCCGGCCATGTAGCGGGGGTTCATGCGCTGGATGAACGGCAGCAGCTTCCGTTTCGACAGGGTGCGGCTGGCCAGCTCGCGTACCGCGTCGTCGCGGGAGATGGCTTTCGGGGCCGGGGCGACGGTCACGCCTCCACCTCTTCGTCATGGCCCACGGCCTGCACCTCACGGAACACCGCGTCGAGCACTTCGCCGCCGGCCTGGCCCTTGATGATGGCCAGCAGGGTCTCGTCGTCGAGCCGCTCGACCTTCTGGGTGATCTGGCCGTTGATGTTCACGTCGATGACCTTCTTCACCGGCTCGTAGTAGCCGCACATCTTGCCCACCTCGCGCCAGGCGCCGGTCAGCGCGGTCGGATCGGCCTGCAGGCGCGCCATGTCGGCCGCTTCAAGGAAGCCTTCCATCACGCGCTGGCGCGTCATCTGCACGCTCGCCTCGTAGGCCTTCTTCTCCCGATTGTAGATGTCGACGATCAGCGGATCTTTGGCCAGGCGGTAGGCGTAGGTGCCGTTGTCGGCGTAGCCGGCGCGCGCGCTGGCGCTCAGGATCGACTCGCCGGCCGCCCAGTGGCGAACGAACATCATCTGCATCTCGGTGAGGTGACGTTCTGGCGACTTGATCGCCGCCATTTTCGGCGTCGACGCATCGACGGCCTGCGCGCGCAGCTTCGCGAAGCGTGCTTCCTGGCTCGCGGCCTTGCGCTTCGTGGTGCTGGGCGCCTTGGTCTTCGGTGCGCGCGCTGCAGGCGCTGCTTTCGGTTTTGCGGTGGCCATGTTCGATGAAGGTGGATTGGACAGTGGCCGAATTCTAACTTGCCCGCCGGAAATTTGCGAAAAATTTTTTACGGGGTGGCCTGGTCGCGAAGGGGTGGGTGCCTGGGATTCAGTTCTCGGGCCGGGAGAAAAAGTACGGGGAGTTCGGTTATACGCCGCCGGGAGTCCTCCCCTCCCGGGTCTCTCAAAACCCCACCCCACTTCGGATTCGGATCTGCGACCGTGGAAAAAGGATGCTTTACATCCCTCTCCACGCGCCGCACTGAATCCGCAGCTACGCAGCGCGCCGTACGAAACTCCGTTTCGTTCGTCGCTCTGCTGCGCAGCTCCTGATACATAGCCCTGCATGCCCACCACGCACAGCGAAGCTTCGTGTCTGCATGCATGCGAGGGATCATGAACCCGATCCCTCGCTCGTAACGCTTCGTGTATCAATCACACGAGGAGTTCATCATGGCACGCATTACCAAGGCAGTTCTCGAGCAGCAGGTCGCAGACGCAGCAGCACGTATCGAAGCGCTCAAGGCGCAGCTGCTCGAAGAGCAACGCAACTTCGAGCACGCACACGCAGCGCTCATGAGCGCATGCGAAGAGCGTGATGCGCTGGCGCTGGACAACGCAGCACTGCGCGACGAGATCGGCGCGCTGCGCGCTGAGGCCGCGGCTGCACGCACGCCGTCGCGCCGCATCGCAGCTGCTATGCCTGCATGGCAAGCTGAGCGTGCGGCTGCTATGCAGCTGGCTCGCGAGCTGGCAATGCGCACCGGCCGCATGGTGAAGGCATGAGCGCCGTCGTAGGCGCAGGCCTGATCCTGCTGGCGCTGGTCGTAGTGCCCGTCGCATTCGTATGCGGCTGCGTCGCACTGGGCAACTGGCTCGGCCGGAGGTCGGCATGAGCACCGCTGGCCTGGTTGTCGAGGAACTCGACGTCGAGCATATCGTGGCGCTGCCGGTCACTGACCCGCTGGCGTCCATGGATCTGCATCTGCGCTGCATCAATCAGATCGCGCAGATCCAAATGCTGTTGGCCGAGTCGCGCGCGTTGCGCGCTTGGACTTGCCAACTCTGATCACACAGCTGCGAGCCAAACACCCGGCTCGCCGCTCAACCCGCTCCCTGTACATCCACCCTGTCTTGAAAGGACACTGCATCATGAAAATCACCGCCAAAGCCCAAGCCGTCGAGTTCACCGTCACCGGCGAGAACGACGTCGTTCTGTTCTCGCACAAAGCTGAGAACGTCGAGACCTCGGGCGACATCGCTGAGATCTTGAAGAACTTGTCGTCGCTGGCCCACCTGTTCAAGCAGCTGGACGCGACGCATCGCGAAGCTGCGGTCGAGCAGGCACAGGATGCGCACGCCGCGGAAGCCCGCACCACGCGCATGCAGACCTTCATCGACTCGATCGAGTACGTGATCGCAGTTGCTCGTGAAGAGCAGCTGACCAGCGAGCGTTTCGACGCGCTGTGCGAGCAGGCCGAGCGCCTGATCAAGCAGCCTGAGTTCGTGGTCAACGACCTGGTCGATGTCACGTTCGACATGTTCTACGCGCAGACCAGCAAGCACTGGGACAGCGCGCGCATGACCCTCGCAATGAAGGCGATGGCCAATGCACGCGGTCGTCGTCGCGGTTAATCCGCAGCACCACGCGCCGGGCATCTCGCTCGGCGCAATCAGTAACTGTTCAATCGTTCGTAGTTCACTCACACATCACAGGAGCATCACCATGGCACACGTTCAAGCACAAACCTCGGCTCAAAAAGCAGCAGCAACCCGCGCAGCGAAGGCCGAAGCGGCCAAGCAGGAGCAGCTGCGCACCGCACGCGCCGAAGTCCGCGCGAAGCGCAAGGCTGATCGCGAAGCAGCAGCTGCGCACGCAGCCAAGCAGCCGCAGGCTGGCCACGCCACTGTCGAGCAGCTGTTCGACATGGAGGACGTCGAGCTGCCTTCGTGGAAGCGCGTCACCGTGGGCATCATCCTCGGCCTGGCTGGTGCGTTCGTCACCGGCTACGGCATTGGCATGCTCATGGCCTACTGCCTGGCCGGCATCGCCACCCTTGCCACGAGCGCAGCGCTGGCGCTGGCGCTCAGCGCGCTGGTCTGGATCATCGGCATCTACGCATCGTGGAAGATCGGTGGCTACGTCGGCGGCAAAATCTTTGCGTCCGTCGTCCTGCCCGAAGGGCTCGCATCGCGCAGCGCAGCGTCCATCAGCAACGCAGTAGGCGGTGCGAAGGATCGCGTGGCTGGCGTGTTCAGCGGCTCGTCCACCGTGCAGCGTGCGCAGCAGTTCACTGGCGCGTACATGAGCAAGAAGCCAGCATGATCATCGAGTCCGGCGTCATCGTGGCGCTGGGCTTGATCTTCACATTCTTCAAGCTCAGCTGGGGCTTGCGGCTGCGGATGCTAGGTCATCCGCTCGCCTTGGACATCTCGGTGTTCACGCTCCTCAACTTTCTACACTGGGGCACATTCAGTGGCGTCATGGTCGCAGCGACCGGCGCACTGGTGTGCTCTGGCCTTATTTCACTCGGCCGCAAGGTATTCGGATACATCGCCAAAGGCGTGTATTACCCCGGCCATCTCGACATGATGGAGAAGCTCAAATGAAAGCTCGCACCTTGCTCACGCAGGAAGAGTATCGCAAGCAGCAGCGCAATCAGCGTTGGCTCAAGACGGCGATCGTCGCATTGCCGATGATCCTCGCAGGTATCAGCTGCGTCGCTGGCTTGTACATGGCGTTCTTCCACCATGTCCGTTAGCGACGACGCATTCGAGGTCTCGGAGTTTTCGATCTACGAGATCCTGTACCAAGGGCACGAAGGTCTCACATGGATCGTGGAGAACACCGCGGACATGCGAGATCCGTTCGAGATTCTTTCGGCACGAGAGGAACATGTGGGCAAGCCTCTCATCTTCATCTTCAAGGAGCACGACATGTAGATCGATATGCGCAAGCATCTCTCGCACAGCGAGCGCAGGCAGTGGCTGCGACAAGTCACCACTTCGGGCAAATCAGGCTAATGGCGTCGACCCGAGCGCCCATGAGCCGACCATAAAGACCCAGGCACAACTTGGCGGCTACCAACCGCAATCAGTGAGCACGATGCGTCGTGGCTTCTCACGCTGGACGCTGTACCCAGCACAGTTCTCAGTTCATTCAATCCATCCAACTTCGAAAGCACATCATGACCATCACCACCGTCCATCACGATCTCCCAGTCGTCATTTCCAAGTCCATCCTCAAGTCGATGATCGGCTCGCTCAACGCAACCGCTATCGCCTACACGCGCATGCATTTGCGCTTTGGCATTCGCGAATTGCCGGAGGTGCCCACCATCGACGACCTCAACGACGAAATGGCTGCAGTCGACGAGCAGATTTCTCGCGACTACGCTACTGCGTCGCAAGGCTTCAACGTTCCGATGGCCACGCCGGAATTGATCCAGCGCCTCATGGAGCTGCGCGATTTCTTCATCGCATGTCTGGTGCAAATGAAGACCGACAATAACGATGCACCGCTGTCCATCGCGGAAACCATCAAGTTCCAAATGGGCCGTCCATCCGGCATCAACGAGGAGATGATCGAAGCCCTGGCTGCGGCAGTAGACATGGATCCTGAGCTGCTGAAAGCTGCGCAGCTCAAGATGGTCAATGACGACGCAGCAGATCTGAAAGCGAACGCTGGCAAGATCGTCGACTACCTCACGCAGTACGATGGCGTGATCGAAGAATTCGACGACAGCGATGTCGAGATCAACTTCAGCAAGCTGCCAGCGCACGTGCAGTACAAGCTGGTATTCGCAGCACTGCGCGCACACGACAAGTCGAAGCAGAAAGCGATGATCTCGCTGCTGCGCGGTAAGCTCGACGCAGCCGGCGACATCAAGATGTTGCAGGCACATCACGCAGAGCTGCTGGTGTGGCTCATCACGTTCGCGAAAGCGAATCGCGTGGAACTCGACGCGTATCAAGAACGCGGCGGCACGCTGCCTGCAATCGAAGATCGCACCGTGGTCGTGTCGAACACGAAGGCGGTAAGCAAGCCGCAGGTCGAGAAGGTCGAGCAGCACGAAGCTCAAGCTGAGGCCAGCACGAGCAGGCCGAAGGCAGGCATGCGTCGCGCGCCGAAGCCAGAAGCTGTGCAGTAAATCATAAGGCGCATGTGGCCCTTCGGGGCTGCATGCGCCTTTAACTTTTGGTAGCCCTGGGAGCTACGGACTAGCATTGCCTAATCTGCAATCCTTCCAAACTTCCGAAATTTCTCCGAAACTTTTAAGTTTTTCATACTCAATCTCTCTATTTTTATTTTTTCCTATATTAACTTTCAGCTTAAATTTTGGAAGATTGGAAGGAAATAGAAAATAGGTAGATAAATCAATGAGTTACGTGAAAAATTTCCTTCCAATCTTCCTTCCAATCTGTGTGCGCCTTCCAAAATTTCGGAAGGAATCGCCACTTTTGTGCTTAATTATTGAGCAGCAGGAATTTTGCCGTGCAGAAATCGCATGTGCGACAATGATTGCCCTGCTCCACATCGGAAGAACAGAAGGATTTCGGAAGGCGCACTGCGCTACCTTCAGTCACGTACCAAGGACACCAAAACAATGAATATCGTTTTTCTTGCTGCCTCCATCCCCCTCACCAAAACGTACACGAAAAAAGCTGACGGGTCGATCGAGAAGTCCAGCTATCCGAACGTAACGAATTTCACCTCGCATGAGGAACCCTGCCCCGACATGAAAACGTTCGAGGCACTGCTGCGCAAGCACGCGGCCCAGGGCAACACACTGCTCAAGGGCCAGATTTCTCGGCCCCTGGTCAATGAGTCGCGCAAGGGCTCGACGGACAGCAACGCGGCAACCGACTGGATCGTCTTCGACGTAGACGGCCTTCCAAACGTCAGCACCATCGACCAGTTCCTCATCTCGATGAACCTGGCGGACGTCAGCTACGTCGTCCAGTACTCGGCCTCCTACGGAATCGAGAACAAGGATCTGCGCGCGCACGTCTTCATGCAGCTGGCCAAGCCCATGGCGGCGCCGCTGCTCAAGCAATGGCTGATGGACCTGAACCATCGCATCGACATGCTGCGCAATGCGATGTCCCTCACGAGGACCGGCAATGCAATCAGCTGGGCCCTGGACATCACGGCCTGCCAAAACGACAAACTGATCTACATCGCGCCCCCGCTGCTCAAGGGCGGAATCAAGGATCCGATGGGCAAGGCGCCGCGCATCGCGTACGTCCCGAAGCGCATCGCACGCCTGGACATCACGGACAAGATCCCGAGCACCGAGACCAATCGGGAGAAGACCCACAAGCGCATCAACGAGCTGCGCGAGAACGCCGGCCTGCCATCGCGCAAGCACACCTATAAAATGGTGGGCAGCAACCAGGTCCTAGTCAAGCCGGACAGCGCTACGATCAGCGACATGAAGATCGACCGCGGCTTCGTCTACTTCAACCTCAACGGCGGCGACAGCTGGGGCTACTGGCACCCGGAGAACAACCCGGACTTCATCTTCAATTTCAAGGGCGAGCCGACCTACCAGACCAAGGAGCTGTTGCCCGAGTACTGGGAACAGCTCACCCAGCAAACCGTCAAGACCAGCAGCGCAGGCCTCATGTATCTGACCCTCCTCGACAAGAAGACCAGTTCCTACTACCGCGGCACCTACGACGCGGGGTTGGATCTTCTCGAATTGAACATGGCCAAGAACGAGACCCAGGTCCGGCACTTCGCCAAGCAGTACGGCGTCCCGCTAGGCGACTTCATCCCGGAATGGGAACTGGTCTTCGATCCGCACGGCCCGATCGGCAATCGCGTCGATATCGCCAGCCGCACGATCAACCTGTACGAGCCGACGATCTACGGCAAGGCCAAGGTCAAGAAGACCACGGTTATCCCGCCGACGATCAAGAAGGTCGTCCACCACGCGCTCGGCAGCGACGACAAGGTCTTCGACCACTTCATCAACTGGCTGGCCTGCATCTTCCAGTACAAGACGCGCACGCTGACCGCCTGGGTACTGCACGGCACCGAGGGCACCGGCAAGGGCCTCTTGATGAACAACATCATCCGCCCGCTGCTCGGCTCGAAGCAGACGGCCGCGAAGCACATGGACGAGCTGAACGAGCAGTACAATCACTGGATGGCGAACTGCTTCGTCGTCTTCATCGACGAGATCGAGGCGAAAGCACTCGAGAACGAACGCGGGGCCATGGCCAAGCTGCGCAACTGGATCACGGAGGCGACGATCTCGGTGCGCGCCATGTACCAGGGCAGCGTCGAGGTCGAGAACCACTGCAACTTCATCTTCGCGTCCAACATGCCTGAGCCGGTCATCCTCAAGGCGCAGGACCGCCGGCACAACATCGCGGTCTACCAGCCGCAGCGCCTGCAGATGACGCAGAAGGAACTGGACAAGATCGAGTCCGAGCTGCAGGGCTTCCACGATTACCTGATGACGTACAAGGCCGATCGCCAGCTGGCCAGCACGCTCATCGATACCGAAGATCGCCGCACGATGATCGCGATCTCCGAGACCAGCATCGACGTGGCCATCACGCGCATGCTGGGCGGCGACATCGAGTTCTTCATTGACCAGCTGCCCAGCGACGACGGCTATAAGCGCAATGCGCTCAAGGCCAACCGCGTCGAGGACTACAAGGAGATCCTGCTGCGCCTGGTCGAGCGCACGGACGCTAACGACGGCACCTGCAACATCTCGCGCGACGAACTGCGCGTGCTGTTCGACTATACCGTGGGCAACATGCCGGACACTCCGAACAAGTTCACGTCGATGCTCAAGCATCACCGCATCCACATGAGCAAGGTCTGGGTTGACGGCCGCGCGGTCCAGGGCATCAAGACGACCTGGGCCGAGCTGCACCGCTTCAACGAGTTCAAGGACACGATCAATCCACCGGCGGCGCCACCGAAGGGCAAGCCGGCGCTGAAAGCCGTAGGAGCCAAGAAATGACGCACCAATTATCCGAAATACGCCAGCGCGCACTCGCGCTTATCCGGGAAGCCAAGCTCGACAAGCTCGGCCCTGGTCCGCTGTACGATGAATGGCGCGCGATCGTGAACGGGCTGCTCTCCGGGGATGACGAAGACCTCGACGCAGTAGCCACCAAGGTCGTCGACCTGGCGAAGCGAGTGCTAGCGAAGCGAGTGCTAGCGAAGAAAGCCGGCGAGTAATGCACGCGCGCTTCGATGTGCCTGGCCACTGGCTCGCTCTCTATATAGAGGGCGGCGCCGGCACGCACATCGTCACAGCGCGCGTCAACCGCAACCACCGGGCCCGATCGCTGAGCGTCATCGAATCCAGCCAGGGCGATGCGGTACGATTCCACGAAGCCGTTTATAACTGGGAAGCGCCGGCCGTCATGGCTGAGCTTTTCGCGGACATCCTTTCATACGAGGGCATCATGATTACCACCGAACAAGCGCACAAGCTGCGCGCACTGATCGAGCAGTACCGCGACGCGGAACTGGCCGACAGCTGGAAAGGCTGCGGCGACCCAGCCGATCGCGCAGACATCGAGCAGGAGCAGAAAGAGACGAAGCGCGATCTCGAGCTGTACATCTATGAACTCGAGCACGGCACCGCGCCGCAACCGCCCAAGCTCTCGGAGGCCACGCGATGATCCGCTTCACTGCCAACCAGCTGATCCTGCTGCTGCAGATCTACCGTGGCACGTTCCACGACGAGGTCCATCCAGGCACGCTGAACAACGACCTGCGCTTCCTGATCGATAACGGCTTCGTCAAGCAGATCAAGTCCACGGCCGCAGCCGGCAATATGAGCTACGACACCACCGAGGCCGGCGCGTTCTTCGTCAAGGTCAAGGTGCTGGGAGAGCAGCCATGAGCGCCACCGAAGCACTGCCCTTCATGCCGAACCCCGAGGAGCTGGCGCGCCTGCTCGCATCGCGCGTCGATCCGGACGCCGAGCGCATGCGCTACTTCGGCCAGGCCATGATGGACAGCGTCTGCAGCCCGGACAACCTGGCGCCGCAGACGCGCAGCCTCATGCAGATCATGGACCTGCACAAGCCGCGCACGCTCGATGAGCTGCGCACCTGTATCGACGCGGCGAAGATCCTGACACCATGAGCCGCGTAGCCGACACCGTGCGGCTCATGATGACCAAGGATGCGCGCAAGCGGCTCAAATACAAGATGGGCGAATTGGCCGGTGCGCCAGGTTTCGCCGGCGATAACGCCAAGCTGCTCGACGTGCTTACGCGCCGCGCCGAGAAGGGCATAGGCACCTACACCGCCAAGGTGCTCTGCCCGCATACGAACATCGTTACCAACCAGTTCCGCTCGAACGGCTACAACGTGTACGCCTATGCGTGCGCCGATTGCAAAACGCGGATCACATCCCGGATTCCATTATGACCCTGAACAAACCCAACATCGACCCCGAGACCGGCACGGCCTTCGGGGTAATCGGCGCGCATGTGCTGGACGGCGACCTGGTCGACCAGCTGATCTACGGCTCGCAGATCACCAACCACACCTACCTGCTGGCGCGCGCCAATGCGCTGCTCAAGGCCCGCGCCGCTGCGCTCTTCGCCGGCAAACCCTGGGACGAAGAGGCCGAGGACGCAGCCGACAACGAGTTCTCGGACGGCTACCAGCGAGATGAGGACTTAATCACCGGTACCTGGGACGGCGTCGAGTACGCGACGGGCTGGCTGGGCGGCGCGCTGCACTTCTTCATCACGAAGTCGCCGCACACGAAGCACTGCGCGCACTGCAGCCCTTGCATCCCGGGCGCTGGCGACCTGCACAGCGAAGGCGACGTCCTTACCTACGACGTGGCCCCGGCATGGAGGGCGTAACGCTGCCCGACTGGATGCTCGACGCGCATGGATACCGCGCCGCGGTGCCGCCCGAAGGCTGGGTATTCGATGAGTCGCTGGACGACTTCCGCAAGGAGATGTTCACCGCCGGCGCCGCCGGCATTACCGCCGAGGCGAACCGCAGGCTGCTCGATGAGGTACGCCGCGCCTATCAGGGTAGCGATGAGATGCGCGCGCTGCATGGCGCGCTCGACCAGAGCGACATCTGCAACCGCCCGGTCAAGAGCGCGCTGGGGCTACACGTCCAGAGTTCGCGCAAGTACACGCGGTTCAAGTTTCCGAACTGTCCGCGGCTACGTGTTGAGGTGGTTCGCATCCTCGAACATCACAAGTGCGATACGAACGTTCGCGCGTACATGCATGACATCCACGTCGAGATCACAATCCCCAGGCTCGGCCAGGTCAACGAATTTACCGACTACTCACCATAGGAGCAGCAGTGTCCGTCACCGCACAAGAACTAGACGCCGCATACGAGCGCGGCCGCAAGGCAAGTCCGAACGAAACGAATCCTTTCCAGCATTACCATCCGGCGCTGCGCCAGGAGTGGGATGCTGGCCAACGCGATGCCGAGATCACGCGCATGCGTGAGCCGGCGCCGGTAGTTGTGCGCGTCGCTGGCAAATTGCTCCTCGGCCTGCTGGCCGTGGTTACGATCCTCAGCGTAATCAACTCCCTGCAGTAAAATGTCCATCCCGAAATTAACCAAAGGAAACCGCACCATGTTGAATCGAACCCTCCCGCCCGCACTCCTCGCCATGCTGGCCGCTACGCTGGCTAGCACCGACGCATCGGTGCTGCCCGTCGAACTGCGCGACGGCGAGTCGATCGAGCAGGCCGTTGCACGCGCGCTGGCCGAGCACCGCGAAGAATGCGAAGAATGCCGCCAGGCGCACGCCGCGGCGCAGGCAGTTTCGAACACCAAGTACGAAGCCACGCCTGATCAGATCCGCGAAAAGGTCAAGCACAAGCAGCGGGAAGAACTCGAAGCGCTGGGCAAGCGCCATGCCGCCGAGCGCGAAGCGCTGGGCCGCGAGCTGGCCGAGGACAGCCGCACCGCAGAAGCCAAGCCATTCGGCGCGCCTTACGGCGAGCAGGCCAAGGGCACCGATACCGTGAAGGCTGAAAACACGCGCAAGCCGATCGGCTACATGGCGTTCGCGCCGCACAACGGCGAAATGAAAGCGATCCCGGGCAGCTTCGCGATCGAGCGCGAGACCGTCGAAGCCATTGCCGAGGCCGTCGAATCGCATCCGATCGCCCAGGTGCTGACCGCCCTCGGCGCTGGCAAGGCCAGCGTCCGCCCGGTCTACGGCGAATAAGCCATGCGTCGGCTCCTCAGCAAGCCAGTGCCCAAGGAGGCCGACGACGGCCTGGAGCGCACGGACTGGCAGGATGAAAAAACAGACCCGACGCTCCCGGGCCAATACGAATGCTCGACCGGCGGCGGCTACATCTTCATGCGCATCTGGACCGGCGTGACCTGGCTGTCTACCGTCAATGGCGCGCCCACCACGGTGAAGATGCCGTGGCGCGGCGTGAAGCCGGGTAGCCTCCCGGTCGAGCATTACCCCGCCGCAAAGCGCGACGATCTGCTGGCCAGTCTGGCTGCGATCGGCGCCGCCGAGCTGGCACACATCGAGTCCCACATCTCGGAGCCAGCATGAACAATCTCTACACCTGCGACGGCAAGGGCGGTACCTATGAACTGCTGGGCACCGCCAAGGGCGCCGGCACATCGTCGGAAGCCGAAACGCTGGCCGTGTACCGCGACACGGCTACCGGCGCGCTGTACTTCCGCTCGCTGGACGACTTCACCAACCGCATGAAGCAGCTGCCACCGCGCGTAGTGGAGCGCCGCAAGTCCCTCGCGCACATGCAGCTCCCGGTCGACGTGCAGAGCGCGATCGAGCACGCGGCCGTCGCGCTCAGCATGGCGGACCAGGCACATGAGCACCTGGTCGGCGTGTTGCGCGAACACCTGCCGACCCGCCAGGGCTGATACCCGCAGCACCGTAGTACCTGCAGCACCGAATTCGCATCACCTCTATAACCCCATTCAAGGACACACCATGCGCTCTTCCGATATCGCCCAAGTTCTCGACATCTGCATCTCCAACAAACGCCCGGCCTTCATCTGGGGCCCGCCTGGCGTCGGCAAGTCCGACACCGTGGCCCAGGTGGCCGAGCGCCGCGGCATGCAGCTCACCGACGTTCGCCTGAACCTGCTGGACCCGACCGACATCAAGGGCTTCCCGATGCCGGACACGGCCACTGGCCAGATGCACTGGTTGCCGGCGAACTTCCTGCCACCGATGATGCTCGAGAAGGAAGTGCCGTGCGACCAGCACGGCGTGCAGCTCTACGAAGGCGCCAGCGGCTACACCTACGAGGACGGCAAGGTCTTCAAGGAAACCGCGAAGAACAAGGTCCAGATGCAGCTGATGAAGGTGCCCAACGACAGCACCGGCATCCTGTTTCTCGACGAACTGAATCAGGCGCCGCCGATGGTCCAGGCTGCGTCGTACCAGCTGCTGCTGAACCGCGCGGTGGGCGACTACAAACTGCCGGACGGCTGGGCCATCCTCGCCGCCGGCAATCGCGAAAGCGACCGCTCGAACGCGCAGCGCATGCCGGCCGCGCTGTCCTTGCGCCTCACGCACGTCGACTATGATGTGAACGTCGACGACTGGTGCGACTGGGCGCTGGACCAGGGCGATGCAGTGCCGGTCGAGCTGTTGGCGTTCATCCGTTTCCGTCCGGACCTGCTGCACAAGTTCGATGCGACGCAGCGCTCGTCACCGAATCCGCGCGGCTGGTTCTTCTGCGGCCAGTACACGAACTCGGGCCTGGCGCCGGAGCTGGAATTCGAAATGATGAAGGGCACCGTGGGCGAGGCCGCGGCCGGCGAGTACAAGGCCTTCCTGCAGGTGTTCCGTGAACTGCCATCCGTCGACGCGGTGAAGCTGGACCCGGAAGGTACGCCGATCTCGGACAAACCGGCCGTGCGCTTTGCTATCGGCGCGGCGCTGGCGGCGGCGACGACCAAGGACGTGTTCGGTCGCTTCATGCAGTACATGGGCCGCATGGAACCAGAATGGCAAATTACCTATGTGCGCGATGCACAGCGGAGGACCAACCGTGAAATCTGCTCGACGAAAGAGTACATCAAGTTCGCAACGACCCACAGCCATCTCCTCGCCTAAGCAGGCGGCGTTCGACCTCGAGTCCAGCCCACTGCTGGGCATGGACTTCGGGGATCTCGAAATGCGCGTTATGGCGCGGCTCCACGATGAGGAGATTGTCGAGGTCAAGTCGGGCCGCGTCGACCCGCGCCCGACGATGAAACAGATGATGATGGCCTACGACGCGCTCTCGGCGTATGGCGGCTCCCAGTGGGGAAGCCTGAGCGGCGCCGTCGACGCTTTTCGCGTCCAGCACCTGAGCGGTCCGGCCGCTGCCTGGCAGAAGGCGCTGCACGAAGTGCTGGGCGTGCGCGCGCACTTCTACGCCGGCCAGTCGGATGAGAAGCGGCGCGCCATGGAGCAGCGGTTCAGCGAGATGGCCCGGGGCAACCCGGCCAAGAGCCACAAGGCCGCGGTGGCGCGCAAGGTACTCGTAGCGCGCGTGAAGTATGCGCTGGACGATGAAGAGTCACCGCCATCCTGGGCGCTAGGCGATGCGTTCCAGACGATGAACCGCATCGTGCGCCAGGGCAGCGCCACCG